GTATCATATTAAAGATTTTTTCATTAATACTTATAAAAAAGAAAAAACAAAAAAAAATAAAAAACTATTGAACAAATAAACTAGAAAAAAATAATTAGCCATAATGCACATATTCATTTGCCATCAACAATATTTGTTCTTCTGGAGATAATTTTTGAAATATTTCGTTACTATTTATTTTTACTTGATTAAATCTTCTTGCATTATTCAAACATACTATTTGAGCACCATCATCTGTAAATTTCGTATTTACAACAATACCTCCATTTGTCAATTTATTATTATTATGATTTATCCATCTTATATGTTTTCCATTTTCTATTTCATGTAATTCACTTACATACTTGTAACCTATTAATCTTTTACATATATCTTTTTTTGTTTCTATTTTCATATTCATACTATTTACAACATCAAAAATTTCTTCATTGATTGAATTTATTGTTTTATTTTCAATATTTTCATATTTTTCTTCATCTATTGCATCTAATAAATGTTCAACATTTAAATCTGAGAATAATGATGGGTCATTTAATGCTGATTCGTAGATTTCTTGAATATCTTTTTCATCTAAGCTTGACATATTATATTTTAAAACCTATTATAAAAATATAATATATATTAATATGGATTTTACTGGAAAAGTTATTTTCAAAAAATATTTAATATCTAATCTAATTAAATCAGGCAGTTTTGGATCAATTTTTTTAGGAACGAATACGAAAAATAATCAACAAGTTGCAATTAAATGTGAAAAAATAACAGAAGGATTCTCAACTCTTAAACACGAAGTAACTATTCTTAAATATTTATATGACCATAAAATTAGACAAATACCCACTGTATATTGGTTTGGAAAATTTGAAAATCATTTATCTATTGTTATGCCTTATTTTGATTGCTCTCTTTATGATTATATTGCAACCAAACAAATATCTAAAACAAAACTAAAATCTATAATTATACAATGCATTATGCTACTAAAATCAATACATTCTTTATTCTTAATTCATAGAGACATAAAACCTCAAAATATTATGGTTCATAATGGAGAACTTTTTCTAATTGATTTCGGTTTTTCTATTTTCTATATTGATGAAAATAAACATCATTACATTGATGAACAAGAACAAGATATGATAACTGGTTCTCCACGCTTTGTAAGTTATTATATATATGAAGGATTTAAACCATCACGCAGAGATGATATGATTTCTATTGCCTATATACTTTTATATGCATATTACAAAGAGCTTCCATGGGATAATATTAATCTTTTTCATAATCAAAAACCATCTTTACATATATATGATGAAAAAAATATAAAAATTAAAAATATGAAATCTATAGATTCTTTGAAACCTATCTGCGAAGATATACATCCATATATTTTTACTTTCTTTCAACATTTATATGAATTATGTTATTTTCAAGAACCTAGTTACGATTTTCTAATCGATTTAATAAAAAAAATATAATCTTTAAAGCTGTAATAATATCTTTTTTAAAAACAATATAAATACTTGCAATTATATATGTTATACTTGTAAGAGATGTCAGTGCAAGAAACAGTTCAAGCTCAAGGTGATCGTTTGACGGGCCAAGTAAAGTGGTTCAATAATAAGGCTGGATACGGATTTATTACCGTTTGTTCAGGTGAGCATAAGGATAAGGATATTTTTACTCACTATTCTGGTATTCGTGTTACCAATTCCCAGTATAAGTATTTGATTCAAGGCGAGTATGTTGAGTTTAACTTGACTAAGTCTTCTAATGAGAATCATGAGTTCCAGTCACTTGATATTACTGGTATTTGTGGTGGTCCTCTTATGTGTGAGACTAGAAAGTCTCTTCCTCCTACTAGTGCAGGTTCTAGAAGACCTAGAAGCGGTAGCCGTGGTTCAGCACCCAAGAAGACTGAAGAGTAATTTTTTTATAGAAAAACATAAATAAATAAAAAATAGAGTTCTTTATTTATCCGAACTTAGCTCAGTTGGTAGAGCACACGACTGTAGTGGTTTGAGCATGTATCGTGCGGTCACCTGTTCGATTCAGGTAGTTCGGAATTTTTTATATTATTATTTTAATAATATAAATTTATTCGCAAATCTCAGCTTTCTTTTTTTCAATCACTACTTCTTTTAATACATTCTTTATTATTTTATCTTGCTCTTTTTCCGATTCTTCTTTTGATTCACTTGGAAGAGAATTTAATGTAATTTGAATATAATCTTCATTTTCTCTTGTATCCATTATTTGAAAACGGGGATTTGCTTGCTGCCATTCACCAATTGATTGCATATTTTTATCCTCTAATGCACGAATCGTATTCTTAATTTTTTTTCGATCTTTATCTTCTAATTCCCATTTATCTTTATCTTTTACATAAACTGTTTCTCTTTTGATATCTGTGCAATGAATCGGTCTTTCTGTTACATCCAAATCATTTAATGCATTTACAAATATCCGACTAATTCCTTCTGTATATCCCAGCTTTCCTGTTTGTTCTAAATCTTGTATTGATAATTGTAATGAATTTACAAAATCTATTAAATTTAATGCATTTTTACATGTGTCATTTAAAAAGAAATTCAAATTAAAATGATTTGTTTGATTCGTAATATTTGTCACTTGTTTTGTTTCTTTTGACATATTTATTATTTGCTTCTGTAAATCTCCATTTTGTTTTATTAATTTTAACACCATATCTTTTTCATTTAATTCTTCGTCTTCTTCTTCCTCTTTTGTATCTTCTTCTACTTTTTTACATTTCTTTTTATGCTTCCACAATCCTGTTCTTTCTTTATACATTTTTCCACATTCACAAAAAAATACTTCTTCACAATTTTCTGTTGAATTTCTCGTATAATTTACTGTTTTTTCGTGCTTTTTTGTGCTCTGGTGTCGTTTAAAATCATAATTATTATTGGTATAAAACTGACAAGGGTAACAATTAAATTTAAAATTTTTATGCGTTTTTTTTGTTTCCATTTATTAATTAATATATCAACATATTTTACGCCTAAATACTTTTTTAATTATATATTTGAAAAATTGATTTAACTTTAACTTTTTGATATAATACAAAATATGTTACATAACGATATTATTCGTCATATAATCTCTTTTTATCCCTACGATAAAAATATTTCCCAATCTATTCTCTGTAATGATGAGTTATTTCAATATAGAAAAAAAATATTAACTGATAAAGCTAACATTATTAAAAAATGGTGGAAATATTATACTGCATCTTCATTTAATTATAGTAATCTTATTCGTCATAGTAAGGTAAATGATTCTTTTATTACTGCTTATGCTTATTTAAGAACAGCATTGAATATGCCTCTTATAAGCAAACGAATGTATATACACGACTTAATTTTTAAATATAAAAAAGAACATTTAATGAGATATCCTGAATTTTATTTAAAAAAAATATATTTAAAACATCAACGACCTATTCCTACTAGTTTAAAAATATACCTTGATGAATCTATGAATATTGAAAACAGACGAGCTTATCAAGTTTATCTATTTTTAAAATCACCCGATATTACTTTTGATAATTTAATGTATGTTGGTTGGTAAAAAATTGATGGTATTAAATAATAAATAGAATACTATTTAATACGGAATGGATCAGGAAAATAAATTCGTTAAACAAGGTGTTTCATTAAATGAATATACTATGCATAAATACATATCTTCATTAGGAATAGTAAATACACCAAAAATATTAAATTATGATTTACACAATAAAATATTAACTATGGAAAAAGTTCCTAATGACTGCATATCAAATATTTATGGTGAAAATGACCACAACATTGATGCAGAAACATATAACAGAATTAGACAAATAATTAAACGATTATATGATAATGAAATTGAATATCCAGATATTACCGGATATAATTTTATTGAATATGATAATAAAATTTGGATTATTGATTTTGAACATGCATCATTTTGTGATACAACAAAAAAAGATAATATTCATACAAAATTTATAAAAGATTTTATAAATGGTTATAATGGATGGAACCCTGAATTTAAATAATTGTTTTATGACAATCGCTCTATTTGATGATTATGATGATTTTGAAATATCACATTTATTGTTAATCCTATTCCGAAAGAAATAATATATGTTATTGCAATTGTAAAAAGTTGTATTACCATTAACAACTATAAATTATATTTTTTATTTCATTTCTTTAATTTATATTTAACGCAAATATAAATTAATAATTAAAGTGTAAATACCTTAGCATAATAAGCCCAGAAGAAAATGCCTACGAAGCATTTTGATAATAGGTCTAATATGTTATAAGACACATTTTTAGTTACTTCATCCATCATATAAACAACACCATACAACGCCCAAAGGATTACAAATGCCCAGAATAATATTGTGTTATCAAAATTAAACTTCTTATGCAAGTATTTATAATAAATAAAACCATACATTGCTGCAAAGAAGCCAAATCCTAATATATTAGAATTTGTTTTTGACATCATTCCTAGTTCTCCAATATATCCCATACCTAACATTCCATAATTCAACACCAAAATAATTAAATATGATGAAAACTTCATAGCTCCAGATTTATTATTGTATAATAAAGCGAGAACCAATACTAATAACATAATAGGCGTTGTTATTGCCCAATCTGTATAACGAGTATCATTAATCTTTTCATAATTGATTTCTTCATCATTTTCTAGTGAATGAACAAATTTACCATAGAAAAAAGCTGCTACGACTGAAATACATGTCTCAAGATTTAAAATATTTCTAATTTTCATATCTTTTGTGCGAATAGCTTCAATAAATGTGATGGTTGCTGTTGTCATTAAAAATGCATAAGTAATATAAAATGTATCATTTACTGCATTCTTATTCTTATATTTATCTAAAGCTTGTTTTGTTTCTTCCTTTTTTTCTTTAGGTTCTTGAACCTCTACTTTTTGGAACTCTTCCATATATATAGTTCTAAGATATTATCACAAAATTAGATCATAAAGAAAAATTGATATAATCATAAATCTAGTTTAAATATTATTATGTTAAAAAATACTCAAACTACTGGATTAAATAGAGATACTATAGATAAATACTATACAAATCAAAATATTGTTACAACCTGTATTCAACATATAAAACAACATATTCAAGTAAATAAAGATGACTTATTTATTGAACCCAGTGCTGGTAACGGCTCTTTTATAACTGAACTATTATCCCTTTCATCTAATTGTTTATTTTATGATATAGAACCTGAAAACTCAAGTATTATAAAACAAGATTATTTATTATTAGATACAACAAATATTATTACAAACTACAATAAAACTCATGTTGTAGGAAACCCACCATTTGGCCGTCAGTCCTCACTTGCAATTAAATTTATAAAAAAATCTTGTGAATTTGCTAATTCTATTTCATTTATCTTACCAAGAAGTTTTAAAAAAAGTAGTATGCAAAAATGTTTTCCCTTACATTTTCATTTAATATTTGAAGAAAATATACAAGATAATGCTTTCATGGTAAATAATGTCCCATATGATGTTCCATGTGTATTTCAAATATGGGAAAAGAGAAATGTAAATAGAGAGGTTCAAGTTACTCTTACTCCAAAAAATTATTCTTTTGTTAGCATTACAGATAATCCTGATATTGCCTTTCGTAGAGTTGGTGTATATGCTGGACGCATTTATAACGAAGATATTTCTAATAAATCTCCACAATCACATTATTTTATCAAATTTGATAAAAAAATATCAGACACCTTGTTTCAAACATTAAATACTATAGAATTTGCATCTAAAAATGACACTGTTGGACCTAGGTCTATATCTAAACAAGAATTAATAAAACATTACAATCATATTATTTCTTAACTTGTTTCTTGTGTCTTTTCTTCAATGTCTTTTTTTTACCTCCCTTGTCTTCTTTAATATTTAATGATTGAAGTTTTTCAATAGTCTCATCTAATATTGTAGATGTTTCATCTTTTACCTCAATATCAGTTATGGTATTATTCAATATATCTGTTACTTCTTCTTTATTATATTTACTTACAGCTTGAACAATAGTATCATCATTATCGTATTTATTTTGTTTATCATCTTGCATATTTTTACTTATAATTATATTTGTTTTAGTTAT